ATGAGGCAATGTTGGAAAGATTTGCAATCACAATGCAACAAGAATATCCACCAGTGACTACTGAAAGAAGTATCCTTAAGAAGGAAATGGAATTGAGTGGTGAAGTCGATGAAGAGTTTTGTGTCAAACTAGTAGACTGGGCTGACATTATCAGAAAAACTTACTATGAAGGTGCGATAGATGATGTCGTGACTACTAGAAGACTGGTTCACATTGTCAATGCATATAGAATGTTCAATGACAAACTGAAGTCAATCACAATGTGTATTTCAAGGTTTGACGAAGAGACTAGAAATAGTATCCTCGACCTCTACTCCAAGATTGATGCTGGAGTAGACTTGAATGCAGAAAACTCTATTGACGAATCAGAGACTTCAGAGTATAATGATTAAGATGTTTGGAAAAAGTAATAAAATAGACTACAAGTACAATGAAGGTCAACTTATAAAAGAGTTGACCAAGTACATAGATAATACTTATAGTCAACATTACAGTCTAAACAAATACCAATCCACTGAATTTATAATTGACAGTGGACACGGCGAAGGTTTTTGTATCGGAAACATAATGAAATATGCACAACGATACGGAAAAAAAGGTGGGAGGAATAGGGCAGACCTGTTGAAGGTTTTGCACTATGCTCTCTTTATGTTATATGTACACGATAAAAAAATGGAGACTAAAAATGATAAAAATTAGTAACGACACGAGGACAATCCTCAAAAACTTTGCTACCATCAACAATGGTATTAAAGTAGAAAGTGGTAATCAACTAAAGACTATTTCTAATATGAAGAATATTCTTGCAGTTGCAACCATCAACGAACAGTTCCCAAAGAACTTTTCAATTTACAACTTACCCGAGTTCTTAGGTGCAACTTCTTTATTAGAAGACCCCGAGTTTGAATTTGGAGATGCAAATCTTGTGATTGCAGATAGTAATACAACGATGTCGTATTTCTATGCAAGTGAAGGTATGGTGAACTCGCCAGATAAAATGATAACAATGCCAGAGTGTGAAATTTCTGTTGATGTATCATCTACACTACTTTCTGAATTACAAAAGGCGTCAAGTGTCTTAGGTGTAAATGATTTGGTTCTTGAATCAGATGGAACTAAAATTACATTCACCGTAAAGGATAAGAAGAATGCAACCTCTAATACATTCTCAAGATTAGTTGGAGAGGGTAATGGTTCTACTTATTCAATGAATTTTAAGATTGAAAACTTAAAGGTATTAGAAGGAAACTATGAAGTACAAGTTTCTTCAAAAGGTATATCACACTTCAAGAATAAGGATGTTGATATAGAATACTTTATTGCATTAGAACCCGATAGTTCTTATACAGCATCTTAGTGAGTTTAGTGTGATTAAAGTTCTAGTCTCAACTATTATCACGGGAGTAGTTCAACTCATCTTGGTGAACTACACTAGAAACTCGGAGGGGAGCTTCTAACTTATTATGAATGAATTTTTATATGTGGAAAAGTATCGACCACAAAAAATTAACGATACAATACTTCCCGATTCCTTAAAGAAGACCTTTAAGGATTTTGTGGAAACTGGTGAAATACCCAACTTAATGTTATGTGGTTCTGCAGGAGTCGGTAAAACAACCGTCGCTAAAGCACTCTGTAATGAGTTAGGTGCAGACTTTATAGTAATCAATGGTAGTGACGAGGGGAGACTTATAGACACCCTTAGAACTAAGATAAAGAACTTTGCAAGTACTGTTTCATTAGGAGGTGGTGCAAAGGTAGTTATTTTAGACGAAGCAGATTATATTTCTGCAGAATCAGTTCAACCTGCATTGAGAAACTTTATAGAAGAGTTTTCCTCAAACTGCAGATTCATATTTACTTGTAATTACAAGAATAGAATTATTCCACCACTACATTCACGAACAACTGTTATTGATTTTACTATCAAGACATCTGATAAACCAATTCTTGCACAACAGATGTTATCAAGATGTAAAAACATATGTGAGATGGAAAGCATCCAAGCAGACGATAAGGTTCTTGCAGAACTTATTATGAAGTTCTTTCCCGACTTTAGAAGATGTCTAAATGAGATACAAAGATATGGGGTTAGTGGTGTAATAGATACTGGATTGTTATCGACACTTTCAGAAGAAAAACTAACACCTCTTATTGATATGTTAAGAGATAAGAATTGGAGTGGTATGAGGAAGTGGGTCGGTCAAAACTCCGACAATGATTTCAACACTCTTTACAGGAAAGTGTTCAATTCACTTGAACAAAGATTGGAACCACAATCCATTCCAGCATCAGTTCTAATCATTGCAGACTATCAATACAAATCTGCATTTGCAATGGACTCAGAGATTAACTTTACTGCTTGTCTAACAGAGATTATGTCGGAGTGTAAATTCAAGTGAACGAACACGACAAGAACTTTTTAAAAAATATGGCACCACTATTAATAGTGGGAGTTATTATGTTTATGATGGTGGTTGGTAATGGGTAAGATTAGACAATGGATAGCTAGATGGTTTGATTATCAATTAGAGAAAAGTTTACAACGTCAAGCAAACAAACTATTCGATAAAAACAATGTGAAATACAATGATGGAGATAACACGTGACACAATATGACGATAGAGTCGAACTGCAAAGACTTAAAATAGAAGCAGAAGAATGGGCAAGTAAAGTTAAAACTATACACGGTCATTCAATTAGTTCAATGCACTATGACACTAGACCACAAGATACTGAAGATGGTAAACGTGTTGTTGATGTTGAATACAATGATGGGACTGTTAAACGAACTCTTTCCGAGGGTGGAACATATATCTTTGGGAAAGCACTAACAGGTCAAGACTTAGTAGATTCTTACATAAGAAACACTTAATGTCTAAACGGAATCCATTCGATTTTGTAAAGTCGGTTTCTTATAATAAAACCGATATTATGGTTGATGATATTGAGGAGAAGTCTTATGCTCCCTATCTTATTAACAAATCATTATCGTATCACGAGGATTCTCTGTTTTTTACTAATGAAATGAATTGTAGACACGGTGCAGACCATCGTCTTCAATACCTATTTTTCCTAAATACTCTTAGAAAAAGACAAAGATTTTCTAAGTGGTATAAACCACCATCTAGTGCAAAAGTCGATGTCATAAAAGAATATTATCAGATATCAACTAAAGAAGCACAAGAATATCTATCTATGTTATCAGATAAACAAATACGTGAATTGAAACAAAGAATGAAAACTGGTGGAACAAACAATGGATGAAACAGAACAACAAATCAAAGACCTAGTCGAGGTCACATTCGCAGAAAAAGATGATTTCCTAAAGATACGTGAAACACTATCTAGAATAGGTGTCGCATCAAGAAAAGACAAAGAATTATTCCAATCGTGTCATATATTACACAAAAGAGGAAAGTATTACATAGTACATTTTAAAGAATTGTTTAAGTTAGATGGGAAACCAACTAACATCGATGAATCAGATATAGGTAGAAGAAATACCATAGTTGATTTATTAAGACAATGGAAACTATTGAGTGTAGTTGACACTTCTAAAATAGAGGACATTAAAGCACCTCTATCTCAAGTAAAGATTATTCCACATAAGGAAAAATCAGAGTGGAAATTGACAACTAAATACTCAATTGGTAATACAAATTCCTAAATACTAGTTAGATATAACTAATATAGGAGAGAAAATATGTTTTCTAGCATAATATCTTTTATTATGGGAATTTGGAATTTATTGATGATTATACCGATTGTTATTTCAATTGCATCAGTCATCATAAGTTTAACACCGACACCTAAAGACGATAAAGTCTGGGCGAAAGTGTATAAATACTTGGAAGTCTTAGCACTTGCCATTGGTAAAGCAAAAGACAAAAATCCTTTACTGGATAAATAACTATAACAGGAGATAAATTATGGAAATTATAGCAATCATACTAGTACTAGTTGGTGTTGTTTATTTTTTTAATAAAGACAATAAAGGTTCAACACCTTCAAAGTCACCTGTAGCGAAATCACCAGCACCAGTTGCTGATAAAAATGGTAATGGTATAACATCTAAAGCAGAGCTTAAGAAGTTAACTAAAAACCAACTGATTGACCTTGCTGATAAGAAAAATCTTAAAGTTAAGAAATCGGGTACTAAAGCTGCAGTTATTAATGAAATTCATTCGAAACTGAAATAGCACATTTAGTTATTAAGAAGGGGTCTTTATGACCCCTTTTTTTGTGTTTCTACTAAACGATTATCATAAATAAAGGTATGGATATATTTGGATTGATAAGTGAAGTCGGAGCCCCTATTGCTGGAAGTCTAGTGATGGGTTTCTTTATTTTTACGGTTATCAAACAAATACTTGAAGGAGTTGTGGATGATATCAAAACATTAACAATGTTCTGTAAGTCACTGGAAAATCGTGCAAGAACAATGTCTAATGAAATGATTAAAATTGACTTACTAGTGTCAAGTGCATTAGAACTTAAACCCGATATAGAAAGAGTTGCACGTGCAGAGAACTTTATAGAAGACGGGAAACTTGACGTAAGAAGAGATTAATTATGGAAGAAATTGCACAACTGATATCAGAATATGGATTTCCAATCGTAATGATGGTTGGACTTGGATATTTTGTATACTATATTTGGTGGTTTGTGGGTGAAGAATTAGAACCCGAAATTGAAAAACAACACTTTGCATTGATTAAAGTGATTGACCAAGTAAGAATGCTAGACCAAGATTTGATTAGACTTCAACAAAAAGTTGATGTTGTTCTTGAATATAAAGAGAACGAAAAGAAAAGGAAACCATTAGATGATAAAACCGACAGTAGTAATAATTAGTATTTGTTTTGCACTTAGTGTAAGTGCAGACGAAATAGTACACAAATTCAAAAGTCCTTCCTTCAGTGGAATAGGACAGAGTTCACATTATCTTACGATTGAGAACCAAGAGAAATCAAGACGTGACAAGATAGCACAAGACATAGAAGATAGAATTGCAAAGGCAGAAAGGGAAGCAGATAACACCACTCTTGCAAAATTTTTAAGAAATGTCGAAAGTAGAATTTACGCTCAGATAGCAAAACAGTTAGTAGAAAATATGTTCTCTAACGGAGAAGCTGCA